ATACCTGAATAGTGTCTGCTACCACTTTCTCTATTATGCGGCTTGATTTGGAAGGCATCCTGCCCACTTGCCCCAGATCCGTACATCGTATTGAGAGAATCTTTACAGAGGATAATGACAGTTCCGTCCGGAGATGGAACTAAACCAGTTACCTCGTCCCCAAGGTTCCAAGAAGTAGCCCCATCGTACGTTGAGAAATTATTTGGAGAAGCAACTGACGATATAAGCACATGCTCGTTAAGCGCCAGCATAAGATGATTGCGTATCTCGCCGACATAGCGAGGATGATCTAGGTCAGGATCTACAGGCAACCGAATAAACTGGAATCTATCATCCTTATCTAGAGCAAAACACGGACTTACTCCGTTTGTAACAAACACCATGGATTGGTCGAGATTCCCGCCTATTGAACTGGCGTAGCTTTGGCATCTTGTCTGGTTGTACTCCATTTCCTGATAGGAGGGAAGTACATTTTTCTCTACGGCCACTACCGTTGCCAACAGCGTACCGCCACCAGAGGCGGCTGTGCGTATCTGCGTCGAGTAGGGTATGCTCCCGGGATTGGTCAGCGTTGACAGAGAGAAATAACCACGAGCGTCGTTTGTGGACCAATCTCCGTCATGTACCTGATAGGCATGAATGTCGCCTGTTGCGACATCCGATGATCCGTCGTAAAAGTATACCTTTTCGGCTGTTGTGATGTAATGGAACTTTACCCTTACATAGTCAACGAAGATATCACGAGCCGCTACGTTTACATTCTCAAACTTAATCTGAAGATCTACATAGTTTCCGTTTAGAGCCGCTAGTTCAATAGACTCAAATCCCCATAGATCGAGTTGGCCGCCGTAGGAGTATACCTCGACGCCAGCATCTACGTAGTCGTTTTGCTTTTCTGCGCGATTCTCGGACTGAGCCTCTAACGGGTATATTGTATTCCAAAGTTGTACCTGAGTGACCTTGACGGAACTCGCGGCAGAAGCATATGCCTCAAACTCAACCTCAACTCCAGTGATCTTTGCCCCATCTGGAAGATCTGGGCTTGGGGCGATGGTGAAGTTCATCAAATTAGAAACGCTACTTCCAGCTATATTCTCAGTAGCATAGGTGGCATCGTCGGCGGTCGTGTTGGCCTCTCCTGTCCACCCGGCCACCAAATCCATTGCCGGGTAGATCCAGCCGGTATCGCGTATAGAAGGCTCGTGGTCCGTAACAAAGATAGCCCCTCGCTCAACGACAGGAGCAACGGTCCCATTCTGGTACTTTACAGTGTATCCCATATCGACATGAGACCACCCCGTATTTAATCGACCACTCGTATCAAGTTTCCACAAGAGTCCGTGCGCTGACCGCCACGTTGCATAGGTAGATCCACTCGGGACTACGGTGGCAAACATGGTGGCAGTAGTCAAATTCGTTATGGTGTCGGCAGTTTGCCAATCTTGCCAATCAGTATCATCAAGGGTGCTATCAGACTTCGGGTAGACATATATCCACCCCTCTGCAGTTCCACCAGCCAGCGATCCGCCATAGTGCTCGACCCTAGCCACGTAAAATATAGGATCAGTTCCGGTCGTGGAGTTAATCTGTATCTTGTCTCCTATGCTTGGGAGCACAGTAGCGTTACTAAACGCTATAATCGGGAAATCTTTGACGGCGTACAAGTAATCGTTATGCTGAAAAATGTGTGAGATTGCCCCAACCCCCGTAGAAGCAGTACTGCTCCCGGGCCAAACACCACCAATTGGGTTGGGACGAAAGGCGTTCCACGTGTAAACGGGCTCTAGTTCGGTATAGTTTACTGAGGCTAGTGGACCTAGCATCCCAAGATAATACTCTGCTGTTATACCGGTTTCTACACGATTCGGCCTTCGGAAGTAATGAGCTGCACTAGTAATTGTTAGGGTCTTGGTTGCACCGGGCGTCTGAAAGAACGTGTATTCCTCCGGTGACGCCCCCTCTATGTGGGATAGACCGAACACCGTCGTACCGCCGTACGTCTGGTACGACATGATCCCAGTTCCCACAATCTTCCCTGTGGCGGCGTTAGTATCGTACCATCTAACTTGATCCCCATCGGCCCAAGGTAGACTCGCCCCGGTCAAGGTAAAATGAGTGGTGGGTGTCCCGCTCATGATGTAGAACTCAAAGGCTGTTTTATTGGTTGCTCGTCCGCCAGAGGTCACTAGACCCTTGCTCTGCTCTAGAACACCGTCAACAAGCTCAACATTAACGGCGTCGCGTAAACTTCCCGGTGGGGCAAACATGAGGCCAGAAGATAAATCAAGTCCTCTATTAAGACGAATTAGGCTGTAGCCTGCTCCAGCCATCGAGCGTGTATCAATTGGTCCGGGCATTACCAAGGCCTCCTACGATTTCCATAAGCCCCGGTTAGCATACCGGGTTTGACGTATACATCCCCCGTAAGACGTTCCGACAGGCGTGCTCGCTCCGCACGGTAGCGCTCGTCCGCCGTAGCGTACAACTGGGGATCTTCGTTCTTCAGAGCAACTCGGCGCACCGCATCCCACACGAGGACGTAGTGGTAGCGCGAGGGAAGGGTTTGCGTACCAGCAGTGATGACTTTACCCGGAGTGTCCGCGTTGGCGGCCATCTCGTCGATGTCATACACCCCGTCGTAACGCATGGTATAGTTCTGATCGGGCACCGGCCACAACTGGATAACGGGCGTCGTGGCGTAGCTTTCCGTAATCAGCGTTGGGCGGGCCGCCCCAACCGTTAACGTATCGTACTGGACTCTCCAGTCCTCATACGGTATGAACGTCAGGGGCGTCTCGTCCGTCTTAGCTGTCGTGTAGATCGTTACAGTTCTATAGTTGATGGTCTCCAGACCACTTGGCATGTTGTAATCATCGTCCCCCGACGTTATAGCGAGGGTTTGATCTACCTTCTGGCGAAAGAACCAATTCTTGCTCTCCCGCTGAAGGTCTCTCCACGCATCTTGCACTGCCGTAATGAAGTCGAGACCAATACCCTCAGATGTTACACTGATGGTATCGTGCTCGTATCGCATACCGCTTCTCAAGAGCGCTGCTTGCGCCATGGTCTGGAGATCCATTGACTTTTAGCCCTGTGCTTTCTTGCGATTATCAACCAAAATGCTAAAGGGATACTTGTGTTGGTCACTGTACCCTAGCGTCTCGTCTCCGTCCGGCCCGCGAGTCTTGAAGTAATGACGCTCTACCGCGTCCTCCAAGCAGACAAGCCACTTGCCGTGCATTACCACATCCTTGTTAACCGGGATGGTAGCCATGCGGAAGTTAAGCCCGACCGGGATAGGACGTTCGGCGGGGTTGTGCCTGCCGGGGGATACGCGAATCTTCACATAGCCCGGAGGTACCTCCACCTCTTCGTTCATACGTACGACCTTCATATCCGCGTTACCCTTAAACTTACGGGCAGCGCTGATGATCCGATCAATCATTTCCTCTGCGGTTTGCGTAGTTGGAGAAATATCCAAGCCATAGGAAGCGCGACCATAGGTAGCCAGTTCCGACTTGTTGAACTTCTTCAACGTTTCCCGAGAGACAATATCACCTTCTTCGTGTTGGGCCTGTTCGTCAGCCATTGTCATCTCCTAAATTGTGAGGGATTGGGGTCCCCCGAAGGGGACCCCGTTCCTTATTGCTTACACGCCAAGATCAAGAACTTCAAAGATCAGCCGCGTAGTACCCGCAGCAGCAGTAGCTGCCGCAGTCTCCACGCTGATTATGATGTACTCATCGGCGGCCAACGGGAAGCCCCACTGTTCAGTGGTAACGGCTACAACGTTGGTATCAGTACTCCCACCACCCTGTCCGACGGTAGCAGCATCAATGAACTCATCGTCATCGCTGTTGGTACCTACGTCAAACTTGAGCGTGGGGGTAGCGTGGGTGTCCATGTCCGTAGCCGTCAGGACAAAGCCCCTGACGAAACAACTACGGTCACACTTCCACACACGCTGTTGGCTGTCGACAGTAAGATTCGCAGCGGCCCAGTTAGTCTCGATAACTACCTGACTGGATACCTTTCCGAATCCACTTCCCGGACGATTGGCGTCGACTGCGTATTGATGATCGGGCAAATTAAGAGCCATGTCTCATCTCCTCTACAGGTCGGTCACGCCGACTTCGATGCGCTGCATCCACGATTCGTTAAGAATCAGGGCTGCAAAGTACATCTTCCAACCAACATAACCGCGCTGGCCGAGGATGTCGCTCTTGTCGATGCGATCCGGGTTAACAACACGCGGACTCATAGAGTTCGCACCCTTCAGTGCAACCGTGGCGTAAGAGTTCTTCGACACGATTACAACCGGGTACACATCTACGGCACCGCTGGAAGTGACGCAACCATTCGCAGTCGCCGAACCAGCAGCCGAGAACGGCTCCAGAACGGGAGAAAGGATAAAGCGGATCTGCTCCGTCTTACCACATTCCTGATCTACGAGAGGAGAGAAGGTGCCGTAACGCTCAACGGGGGTAAACCCGTCCAGATCACGGATGTCCTGCTCTACGTCGGTGTGCGCGAAAGCGATAAACGCAGGGGCAACCGCCTCGGTCGCATACTTCGGCGAGGCAGACAGCATCTGAGTAATCGGCTTAGCACGCTGGGCTTTCAGACTACGGGTGGCATTGCGCAGGAGGTTCAACGTAATAACGTCGTTCACGTCCGTACGCGCTGCGGGAGTGCCCGTGCCAGAATAGGCCACGTTCGTACCCGCTTTGAGG